AATAACATCAATAACTATCTGTGCTAATATTTGTATTCTTGTACTTGCCGCTGATTCTCCAGTGTTAGCTGTGGTTACTTGTGCTACTGCTGTTTGATATGGAGTACCTTGTGGACTGTTTGTAATAATATGATTATTGATTAAATCTCTTGTAAAACCTTTTGCTAATATCTCAGCTTGTCTGTCGCCATCAAGTTGTGCTACATCGCCTTCCCAGTAGGTGTTTGCTATTCTAGTTGTCTCTTGGTTACCACCATATGTTAAGTCATGTGCCCATGCGTCAACGTTATAACCTGTGTCTCTTTCACACTTGGCCGCATCATATGTGTATCCTACAAAACCTGTAGCATTTAATTGAACTTGTCTAGCAATCCATGCCGTTACTTCTTTTTGTATAAAATTTTTATTGGCTGTAATTAGAGCATAAGCATTTGGATAAACGCTATCGTTTATACCTATCCCCGGATAAAATCTATACTCTACAATCTTTTTCTTTGCCATATTTTATGCTCCAAATGCTACTGCTAAGGCCGTTGCCGTTGCGTCTACATATCCTTTTCTTGTTGCGTGAGTAGTAAGTGACGGATCCTTTGGTAATACAACATTGTCAGTCATATTTAAATCTCCATTTACTGTTGCGCCGTTTAAATTGATTTGACTCGCTGTACTGTCTGGAGCGTTTGTCATATCAATTCCGTATGTCTTAATTTGTCCTGCTGTGGTATAACCTATGTCTACGTTGTCTATAGTACCAGGTATTCCAACATTATTGATTGTTAATCTGCCATTGATTACTGAAAGATTGGTTGTGTTCTGATAGTTTACTTTAAATACTCCACCTGTAACAGCTAAACTTTCAAAGCTGTTGGACACAGTAGTACCTGTATCGTCATCATCATCTGATGGTGGTACATACTGAACGAATTGTGTACCGTTAAGCAATATTGACTGTACGTCAATAGTAGGCGCAGTAATTTTTCCGTTAGTATCTACAGTAAAATTAGGGCTTTCAAATCCGTTCTGTGCTTGGAATTTTTCGTTTATTACAGTTGACATACTTTATCCTTAAATCGCACTTATCTGTTTAATAGTAATCGTACCTCTCATGGCACCATGACTTGTACATTGATAAGCATAGTTTCCACTTATAGCTGAAGGTATTTTCCAATACAATGTACCTGATGTCTTACCTTGAGCTGATGATCCAGTTGATTCTGTACCGTCATTTGCCACATGTACTAGTCCTTCACTGTAAGCAGTACCACCACTTGTTTCAATTTGGAATGGATGACTGCTTAATGAACTGTCATTCAAATCAAACGCAAGTGTTGTGCCGTTGATACCATAAATGATAGGATCTTCAGTGTTACCATACTGGTCAAATTTATAACCATTAAAAGAATCTGCTGTAACTTTTAATCTTGTTATCGCTTGATAAGCAACCTGATCAATTTTTTGACCTAAGTCTACCCAGCTTGAACCACTGTAGGCAAACAAAGCACCAGCACCCGGACTTGTTATAGTTGTATCTGATAAACTTGATAAGTTATTAGTGCCAGAATAATTAATTGTTACTGTATCGCCTGAAACTGCTGTTGAAATATTTGTTCCACCTGCTATTGTAAGTGTATCAGTTTTTGAATCAGCTTGTGCTAATCCGCTATCTGATTGAACATTACTGAAAGCAAACTGGTTTTCTTCACCTGAGTTTGGTGAACCTGTATACGCAATAGTTAATGTATCGCCTACAATACTTGTAGAAATATTAGCACCACCTGCCACTGTTAATGTATCAGTTGTACTATTTGCTGACGTTGTACCTGTATCTCCGTCAAATGTTTGGAAAATGTTTTGATTTCCACCTGTACTAATCGTAGTAAAAGTAAATGTACCACTGCCGTTAGTTGTTAATACTTGTCCGTTTGATCCATCTGATATACTTAAATCTGTTAATGAACTTGGTACTGTTGGTTTACTGTTTAAGTTGTTGTAGTTTAAATAATATGAACCATCTTGTCCATCAAGCGTATCAGCATCTAATCCTGATCCTCCTGAAGCAACATCAACTCCTGGTGCCCATTTACCACCGTCCCATTTAAGAACATTTCCTGTTTGTGGTGCTTGACTGACTGTGTCAACATCTGATAATGAATTAATATTTCCTACGTAAGCTACACTTTTTAATGGATCTGTGTAATTTGTAATTGCTCCGCCACTAGCGTCTAAAAGTAATTTGTGCCATGCTCCTGCGTGTGCTACATAAACCGAACCACCTTCGTGTACATGAAGTATTGCTCCATGATATGTTGAAGCATCAATAGCATTCATTTGGTTTAGTGTTGAAGCATGAAAACTTACCTTGTTTATTTTTGCGTTGTCATTTGGAATATCAAGTTCAAGATTTGAATTAATGATATCTTTTAAGTTAGTGCCATCACCTAGTGCGTTATACAGCTCTTCAGAATTAGCATTAATCTTGGCGGCACCTGCTCTAAGATTATCACCTGTTCCATCGTTTGCGGCTGTACCTACGTTAATTACTGATTTTGCCATTATTACGTCCTATCAAATGTTACATTAGTTTTATCAAATGTGCTAGTTGTAGCATCAAAAGTATTTATTCCAGATGCCTCCGTCGTTGATGTATCCTCGACTATGGCTGGTGGAGTTAACTGATGTATTGCCTGAGCATAGGTAGCATGAAATGTAACTTTACTGCCTAAATACGTATTTGACTTAGGACTAGCATATAGATATACGCTACTAGCGTCTACTGCCGCTGTAACAGTTATTAATTCTTGGTTAATTGTTGCCCTACCAAATATAGAAACAACAGCTCTGTCTGGTCTAGCAACCACAGAAATTTGCATTGTTTCTTTTTCATTACTGTCAAACTCAACTGCTACTTGATACATAGCACTACTAAAATCACCTAGGTGAAATTTATCTAAAATAGTGTTATTTCTCTGTACTGCTACCCAGCTTCCTCTAAAGCTAAAGTTAGATCTACTAGGTAATAATATTGAATTATTTTGCCCTTTTGTAAAAAAGTTTGTCAGAAGTTTATTCATTTACCTGCTCCATACTGTATTTATCGTTTTGCACTGATATGTAGAGCTTTAATATTTTAGGAAATATCCACTAATGAATGGGCATAAGCTAGTAGATTATCAAATACTTCTGTTTTTTTCTTTAGATCTTTGTTGGCAAATGTTTCTAACTTCTTAGCAGTTTCTAATCCATAACCAGTCTTAACTAGCACTGGCTTTGCTTTAGCTTTGACAGCGGCTTTTAAATCAGTGATCTTATCTCCTACATACACACCGTTTGACCAGTCGACTCCTATTTCACTTGCCGCACGTTTGAACATTCCTGTATTAGGTTTTCTATACGGATCATCCTTAAATGGTGTGGTTGAGTAGTACAATCCGTTTATACTCTTACATCCTATTTGGCCTAACAATGTCATCATATGATTATGAACAATATCAACGTCAACTGCGTCCATTATACCTTTTTGTATGCCTGCTTGATTGGTTAGTATTACCACGTCATACCCTTTGTTTCTTATCATTTTAACAGCTTCTAAGCTACCTTGTATTGCTTTAAACTGGTCTGGCTTGGTAACGTAACCACCTATGTCTTCGTTTATTGTGCCGTCTCTATCTAGTCCTATTACTGGTATTGACATTACGGTCTCCATCTATCATCTGACCAGCCAATTTTATCTTTATTATGCCATCCTAGTTCTTCAAGTATAATAGGATCATTAGCTGTTAATTTTTTCTCCCAATCATCTACGAATTGTTTTGTCTCTGTAGATAAAGGCTCTATATGTTTTTCAACAAATTGAGCCGCTTCGTGCGTCAATGGATGTAGTTCATGTATATTCATGTGCTGGTGTTCTTCCTTCAAGCTAGGAACACTTTTTGGTCTTGTTACAAAAAAATCTTCATCGGTTCCAAAATCAAGTGCGTTTAAAATTGGAGGACAGGTAGTAGCAATATCTTCTCTGTAAGATTCTAAAACTGCTCCTACATCCTCAAGTTCAAGTTTAGGATTAGTTTGATTGAAGTGCTTAGGAGCATCTTCCCAACCCTCAAATGGATCTCTAAAATAAGTTGAGTAAACTTTACAACCTATAGTGTCTAATGCTTTGTGAGTAGCACTTATTGTAGCACAATCACGCATTGTACAGTGCATTATATCTGCCCAGGTCCAAGTGTTTTGATAAAAATAATTATTCAACATAAAACTATTTTCACTATTAATTGTTTGTCTACTAAAATTTCCAGGTGTCCACCATCCTTTGCCCATATGGTATCTATCTTCTCTGTACATACTTGACCATTGTAAAAGAATTATATCGTCTTTAGTAAATTTGTGTATGGTGTTAGCTTCCCATAGGCGCATGTTGATATACATGTTACCTGCGCCGCTTTTTGCCCAGTTTGAACCTTCGTAACCTTTAGTTTTGTAATGATGAATGAGTATATCTGCCCAAGTAGGATAAAAATATTGTGTTAGGCTACAACCAAACGCAAATATCCTCACGACAATCTCCGTATTAAGTCTAACATCAGTTTATGCGGAACACATTTTAACATATCATTTTGTTTTTTAGCATCAATTTGTCTATTTACAAATTCTTTTGCTTCAAGCGGAATACTTTCATATTGTTTTTTTACAGCTTGTGTGTCGATCAATCCAAGACCATACATCACTAATATATAATTGTATTCATTGAACAAAACTTTTTTGGTTTTATCTGTAAAATCATCTGCTACTGGTAATCTTGTTCGCCACATTTCTAAATTGTTTGCCAGGCTATCAGGCATTTCAGTTTCTTTAACATGTTTCCAAAATTCTGTATCATTTTTATCAGTAATATAGTGTAAACAAATAAAGTCTCTTATATTATTCATAATCGATTCGACTTCTTCGTTGTATCTTTGAATAGTAGGCTTATTATAATTTACAATACGTTGTGCTAATAAAAAACTTTGATTAATACTTGTACCTATACTGCTAGCCTCAAGTGGTTCTACGAAGCTAGCCGATAATCCTATAGCACAAACATTATTAATCCAAGGCTTATCTAATGCTCCTGGATCAAATTTTATATTCTTAGCCACAGACACTTCGTGTCCTAAGTATTCTTCAGCTTCTATTTTAGCTTCTTCCGGGGTAATAAAATCACTGTCATATATATAACCGTTGCCTTTGCGACCCCAAACAGGAATTCTAAACAGCCATCCACTGTTCATAGCCCTAGCAACTGTCCAAACAGGTATTTCATCTTCTTCTTCAGTCGGAAATACAATAGCTTCTTTCATTTTTAAATATTTAGAATAACTTTGCCATTTGGCTCCCATCTTTTCTATAAGTAAACGTTTGAATCCTGTAGAATCAATATAAAAGTCATAATGATAATCAGACTTTTCTCCTTTCAAGCTGGTAATATTTTTTCCGTCTGGCATATTGATAGCAGTAATTTCATCATCTACTACTTGGCAACCATATTCTATTGCTTTTTTTGTAAGAAAGTCATTTAACTTGCTGGTATTGAAATGATATTGACTTACTCCTGTATCATTAGGCCTTTCGTCCATATATTTGTTGAATGGTTGATGACTCTTCCATGTGTATGCTCCTACAAGTTCTTTAGGATGAACGTTATCTGATAAAAGTTTAGCATAAGTCAAAGGTAATCCAAGGTGTTCACCTACAAAAGGATCATGAACACTTTGTAAAAAATCATTTTTACTCCAATTTTTAAACATAATACCTGATTTAAATGTTGCGTCTGTTTCTTTAATTAATTCTCCAGCAGTAATGTTACAAAAATCCATAAAGGCTTGCCAATGTTCAGTACTTCCTTCACCAACGCCTATAGTTCCAATCTTAGTACTTCGGATAACATCAACTGTATACTGCGGATAACTTTTTTTAAGTATAAGTGCGGCAACAAATCCAGCTGTACCGCCACCTACAACACAAATTTTCATAATATGTCTCCGTTTTTACTCATCTAACGTATACCATCCAGATACTATGTATTTGATTCCTTTGTAAATAGGATTTCCCCTATGCGGATGAGTATAGTAAGCTGGAAAAAATGCTAACTTACCAGGTTCTGGTTTTATTTTTACGCCTTGATATAAAAATTCTGTCTCTCCACCTTCTTCTACAGCGTTTAGATACAAAGTGTATGCCATCACTCTCGAAGAAGTACATAAATCTGCGTTTTCACAATGCCAAGCATGGTATCCTTGATGTGGTCTTGTCTTTTGTATGCTCATTCCTTTTGGAGAATGTTGTACAACTGCGGCTAAACTATCATATTTTGATCTATATTTCTCTTCATACGTTGTCATTACGGTTTGATAGAAAAACTTACACAGGTCTGCGTCTACATGAAACATATTATTATGGTTAGCTAGATCCATGAATATTCTTTCATCTTGATTTTTAAATCCTGTTTGATGTTCAGTCAATTGCATAGAAGCTCGTTGTTCAAATGTTTCAATTAACTTTTTACAATAGTCTAAAGGAAACACATGTTTGTATTCTTCTATTCCGTTAAAATTACCTTCCATCTTACCTCCTAAATAAAGAACTGTTGGTTCAATCTATATAAATCCTCATAAAACATTCCTGGTTTTACGTATGCTGTATGTAACATGTTCTGCGGATACAACACCATTCTATTAAATTTCATAGGAACAATACCAGTCATTTCCCAATCTCCTATTGATTCTGTGATATATTTTGTTATAGGAGTCGTTTTTTGTTTGTCATAGTAGTTATACTGATCAGGATCTTGTATAGACTCCTTTCCGGCAAACTCATAAAAGGAAGTTCCACCATTACTTTCGTTTTCTGTATTCAAATAAATGGTACTAGCAAAATTTAAACCACTAGGATTGTCCATATGCGGAGACATAGGTGGTAAATTTTCGGATTGCATTACGTTTACCATAAAGGTAGCTCTCATAAAACTTTCTGCCATCATGTTTGCTGACCAATTAGACATTATATTAGGATAATACTGTCTACATAGCTGATCAAATATCCAAGACATTGAATCTAAAACGTAAAAAGCGTTAATTCTCCAAGCAGGGTTATTTCCTCTAATACGTTGATTTGATGAAGCTGGTATATCCAAAGCTAATTGTCTTACGCTCATAGGATTTTTGTAAAAATCATCAACTACTACAACTACTGTCTGTTTTCTTCCTACCTTTTTTATAGTTACAGAGTAGTCTTTATTGATTTCAAAAACTTCTTCTTCATTAATCTTGTTTTTCTTCATCTGTTCTCTCTTTGATAGTAAAGTTGGCACTGATAGTAGCTCTTGTCTCATCACTTTCATTCACAGTGACATAGTGTTCTAAAACACTTGGAAAAAATACAATGTCTCCTTCACGTAATGGAGGAGTTATCCTGTTGTTGTATCTAAAAGGTTCCGAACTACAACTAGGTAGAGAACTACTGTGGAAGAAGTCATAAGTGTTTCTATAAAACACAAATCTACCGCTATCTGGAGGAAGTTTAAGCATGTAAGCACAACTTATTACGCTTTCCCCAGCATGATTGTGTAATTCTTGGTGTTGATTTTTACTATATCTGTTTAACCAACATTCAACTCCATAAGATACCGAATGATCAACACCTAACTTTGAAAGATAAGTGTTTAATCCAGCAACCGCACCTTTAATAAAGTTATGAAAGGGTAATTTATTTGAATCTGGAAGTCCAAACGTGGTGTCTACATTACAATACCAGCTAGGATACTTATTAAAGTTACTATCATCTTGTATTATTTTAGTAAAATCTTCTTTTACTTCATCATGTGTGCTTAAAGGTTCGGCAAAAACTGGAATTGAATATAAATCTATGAACATTAATTCTTCATTTCTACCAATTTTCCAAATTCTGGTAGATAAAGATATTCAATTTCACTGTTATATAATGTTCTCACAGCATCATCTAATGTTTCTACCAACGGTTCTCCGCCTAAATTAAAACTTGTATTGAAAATTATAGGCACACCGGATTGATCGTAAAACTCTTTTATGATGTCATAGTAATGTTTATTTTGTTCTTGGGTTACTGTTTGTATTCTACAGGTTCCGTCTACATGAATTATACTAGGAATTTTTTCAGCAACGCCATCTTTACAATTCATTGCGTACATCATATGCGGAGATTGTTCTAAACCACGCATATCAAACCAATCGTTAGCATGATCTAACATTATAGTTCCGGCAAAAGGCCTAAAATATTCTCTACGTTTGACTCTGTTAACATGATCTTTACCATCTTCAATAGTAGGATCGAATAACAAACTTCTATTCCCCAAAGCTCTTGGTCCATTTTCGGATCTATCTTGCCATAGAGCAACAATATTTTTGTCACGGATGATTTCAACAACTTTTTTATGATCAACATCGCTTGTAGTTGCTCCATATTTTTCAGCAATATTATCAATGTCATTGAGAGTTAAATTGTATTTAAATCCTTCATAAATTGTTTCCGTATATGATCTTACTTTTTTATCTTTTGTTAGTTGATGATATAATAATAAAGCGGCACCTATAGCTGTTCCAGCATCACTTGATACAGGTTCAACATATAACTTTATATCTTCTTTATTAAGTTTATCTAGATACCAATAATTTGCTACACAATTTAGTGCGTATCCTCCACTTAATACAACATTTTTATTTCCAGTCATTTCAACAGCTTTGAAAATTAATTTTAAAACTTCTTGTTGTGATTCGTCTTGTATAGCATAAGCAAGATCTCTTCGGTTTTCTAACGTGGTTAGATCAACTTTGCTATTTTGTAAGTCTGTAGACGTATACAAATAATCATATTTGCCATCGTTTACTAAAGCGGCATTAGGATATGTAGGAATAATTACATTTCTATCAGCAGTTCTCCACTTTCCTCCTGAACCATCTGTATAGATAGCAGGAATATTTGTATTTGGCTTTCCATATGGAGCCAAGCCCATTGTTTTTCCTGCTTCAATTGGTTGAAATCCGCAATATTGTGTTACTGCTTCGTAGGCTTTAACTATTCCTGCTGAGTCATCCAACACTAATTCATGAAATCCTTCCTCTCCTTCTCTGTCACTAGGAATTTGTGTAATATGTGTGCCAGGATAAGGACCATTTCCTCCTTGATGCTTATACAATGTTTTAAAGTCATCTGGATAGTTACATGAAAAAACACTTTCGCACTCCCATGTCATAAATTCTTCATTAAAGGTTCCAGAATTTATATTCATAGGAATAAAAGTTCCAGCCCCGTCAACTATAACTGCTGTTGCTGATTCAAAACCTGATCTATAAAAAGCACAAGCGGCATGTAACTTATGATGAATATGACTTAGATCTATTACTTGCCTATGTTTAAAATTTTGATCATAAGCAGAATCCTTGCCATCTATTAATCCTAATTTTCTAGCTAGTCCTGTGTAAATATCTCCACCGCTAAAATCTACTCTGCTAGATTCTTCTAAAGGTTGAGTATGAGCAACTACTAGATAATCTAACTTATCTGTAAATTCTTTAAACTTTACCATAGCGGCAAATGGACCGCCATCATATTTTCTTCTTGATAATCTTTCTTCTTCAATAGCAAAAACAATTTCACCGTCTTTCAATAACACGGCACCACCATTATGACCTCTTGTGATTGCTCCTATCCACTGTGTCATTGTCCAGTCCTTCCTAAAATTTGTGCAGGTTGATTTGCGTGTGTTACTCCTGCATCATTTTTGTGGACAACCCCATGCGTCGGGCAGACTTCTCCTTGTTGTCCTTGTTCGGGTTTGTACGTTCCCGTATAAGTCCTAGGCTTACCAAGCCTTTTACGAGCACTTGATATAATTTGTTTAAAAGTTTCATCAGTCAACTCCATAACTTCGTCATTGTATCTTTCAATTTCGTCTTCCATTGATAATCTTATTGGGCTAAATTTTCTTTTTCCTTCTCCTAAGTCTATGACATCAAAGTCTGGACTGTTAGGATATGAAATATTAATAGGATATGTACTACCAATAACACTTGTACAAGTTGTTCCTAATGCTTTTGCCATGTGTTGTCCTAAACTATCACAGCCTATAAAATGATCAGCTATTTGTATTACACTTGACCAAACTCTAACATCAGGTATTTGTGGAACTGCTACTGGTACTTTTGGATTTTCTTCTATTGTTACAGGAAATTCACTCATTATGATAACAGCATAATCGTCTCTTAGGTCTTTACAAATTTTAATTACGTCATTAAGATGGAAACTTCTTGATGTTCCGTCAATTACAAAGTCGCCCATGTTCTCTGCTGTTCTTCCAAACGGTTGAAAAACTACAACTTTGTCTTTGCCAGTGACTGCTTTTATTTCTTCAACAACTTTATATCCTTGAACAAGTTCATGTTTGTTCATATAAATTTTAGGATCAGATAAATCTCTGATACCTTCGTTGTTTATGGCTATGTCAAATGCTTGTGCTAAACTACATTGTTGATTATAATATTCCCAAACCCTATATGGTTCAGGAGTAATACAATCTCTGTCTTTGATGTAATCTTTAAATAAATTTTTATGCCAATGATCGTATGCTAATTCATGTAATTGTGGATGACCCTTGTAAAAGTCCATGCCTCCTTCACATACAATAATAAAGTCTTGATCATTTTCGTATAACTTTTCAAAGGCAGGAATAGACGCTATTACACGGCCTGCTCCACCGTTCATAAAATATGCTTTTTTTCGAGACAAATTAAACTCCAATATTTCTTTGTACGAAAATATTTATAGAGTTTTAGTGGGTTGTTTAGTAAAAGTGATTAGCCTTTTTTACCAGATGTTCTTAGAGCGTGTACTTCAACATCAATAGGATAAGCACCGTCTCTGTATGGATCATTTGGATCTGAAGACGCTTCTGGATCTCTCATATCTCTTGGATAAGCTGGAAACATCATAACTGCCTGCCATGGTTCGTAACCTTTTGCTTCCATTACAGCAGGAAGATCTCTTAATTTTTGTCTGTAGTCTTTCCACTCATTTTGTAGTGCTTCTGGAGCGTCTGTTTGTCCTACTTTAGCATCAGTTTCATGTAAATGTGCGTCTCTAACGTCTCTAACATCATTCCAAGTAATTGATTTGTTTACGCCTGTAGCTTCCCAGTCATGTGCTGGAATAATCCATTTATCGTTTTCAAAGTCGTATTTGATGTTTTGATCATCATAAACGTCTCTTGGTTCTACTTCAGTAGTATGTTCTACGTCTGGGTAACCATCTGGTGCGTCCCAGAGCACTTCCCATTTTCTACCTCTACGCATATCAACCAAGTCTTCGCGACCTTCATCGTTAGCAATTTCACAGAGCAATGGATTTTCTTTACAATCTACAGTGATTCTCATAATATCAGCACCAGTAGGTCTTTCTAATTCAGTTTTAAGATATAAGCACCAACCTGATTCTTTACCATAATCTTCACTATCTTTGTCCGTGTTTACTTCCAAAGTAAGGAATTCTGGACCTTTGTAAGTATGGTTTCCAGTAATACCTTTTGTAAAGCTGTTTGATCTCCACTCATCCCAAATTGGGTAAGTAAACTGTTTTTCTATTCTTCTCATTGCGTTTTGCTCCTACAAGTATTTATCATTTTACATAAAAGTTATTCTAACTACTCCGGATCCGCCCTGTCCTGAGCCACCCGCACAGCATTTTGCCCAGTTATTACAGTACGAACTTACACCCGGCATACCACCACCTGCTGGCCATTCAATATGGCATCCGCAGTTACACCAAGCTACGTTAGTTACAGATACATTCATTTTTCCAATTAATGGTGTTTGTCCTGAACCTGAATAAGTGTAATTACAATGGCAACCACCGTGTCCTACGTTCCAACCCGTTGATCCCATCATTCCAAAATCATTACCAAACATACCACAGATTCTACAGTTTTCACAGTTGAAGTGTGTATGTCTTGGTCCCCAAGCATCTCCGTTACACATCCAGCCGCCACATGCTCCTTCTGTACAAAAGTTTGATAGATTGTAGCCATTTACATATGAACGACATCCCATACTTGCTGTACATCCATGTGCTTTTCCACATGGCCAAGAGCCACCAGCACATACTGTATACTGGCATCCTGGTGATGTTGCTATTGTTCTTGATGCGTAATTTCCTCCTGCTCCTCCAATTGTGAAAGAACAGTTGTTACAACATGTATGGCCCGGTCCGCCTCCGCCACCTGACCAAATCTCAAAAGTCACTGTTGAAGCACCATCTGGTACACACCAGTAACAACATTTACCATTTGCCTGTTCACAACAACCACTTTGTCTAGCACATTGGTGACAACGTAATCCACGTTCATTGTAGATCCACTGTACTCCGTAATTGTTACCGTTTCCGTGTGCGATATCATCGCCGGTAATTGTTCCGTCTGCTATGCTATCACCTGGTACTTTTTTATAACTTGCGTATGTTGCCATTTTTTATCCTTATGCGAACGTGATTTTAACTAATCCCGATCCTCCCATGTTTCCTCCAGCACAGCATTTTGCCCAGTTGTTACAGTAACTAGAAGTTCCTGTTCCACCGCCGCCTGCTGGCCAATTAGTATAACAAGCACAACCACACCATGCTTCTGCGTGTGAGTGTACCATAGTTCTTCCTACGAATGGTGCCACACCTGACTGCATCCAGTCAGCTGATTTACATTGACAAGCACCGTGTCCACCTGATACTCCAGTTGATCCCATTATGCCAAAGTCTGCTCCAAAAATTCCGCATACTAAACAGTTGGCACATGTCTGAGTATGACGTGGTCCCCACGCATCTCCATTACACATCCAACCTGGGCAACCACCTGTTACACAAAAATTCGATAAATTATGTCCGTTTACATAGCTTCTACAGCCCATACCTGCTGTACATATATGTGACTTAGAACAAGGCCACGTTCCACCAGCACATACTGTATATTGACATCCAGGACATGTACTGATAGTTTTTACAGCATAACTTCCGCCTGAACCTCCTGCTGAGTGAGAACAGTTGTTACAACAGGTATTTCCTGCTCCTGCTCCACCACCTGACCAAATCTCAAAAGTTACTTTACTTACTCCTGTTGGAACACACCAGTAACAACATTTTCCGTTTGCTTGTTGACAACAATCTCCAGCATCAGCACACGCATGGCATCGTATTCCACGCTCATTATAGATCCATTTTGTACAATATTTGTGTCCTGCTCCCGCACCTAATTTAGCGGCAGATATACTGTTATCTGTAAAATTTTCTGCTGTTAATGTTTTGTAACTTGCGTATGTTGCCATAATTATATTTCCTTACACGAATGTTATTTTAACAATCCCTGATCCACCTTGTCCAGAACCGCCAGCACAACACTTTGCCCAGTTATTACAATAACTAGAAGTTCCAGGTTGTCCGCCTCCAGCAGGCCAAACAATGTGACAACCACATGAACACCATGCTTCGTTAGTTGCTGTTCCGCCTGTAATTCCCATGCCAAACGCTTCACCACTGTAACCCGTTTGTCCGTGACATCTACAAGTTGTTGTTCCAGCTTTTCTTCCAGTAGCTCCCATACCACCGAAGTCAGCTCCAAAAATTCCACATATTAAACAGTTAGCACAACTGGCAGTCAAATGCCTTTGACCCCATGCGTCACCATTACACATCCAACCCGGACATCCGCCAGTAGCACAGAAGTTTGATAGGTTATATCCGTTCACATATGAACGACATCCCATACCTGCTACACAACCATGTGATTTACCACAAGGCCATGATCCGCCGGCACATACTGTATATTGGCATCCTGGATTAGTATCAATAGTTTTTAATGCGTAGTTTCCACCTGCTCCACCGATCGAAAATGAACAATTATTACAACAAGTGTGTCCTGGGCCTCCGCCACCACCTGACCAAATTTCAAAAGTTACCTTGTAAACGTTAGCTGGTACGCACCAATAACAGCACTTACCATTTGCTTGTTCACAGCATCCACTCTGTCTAGCACACATGTGGCAACGTAGTCCACGTTCATTGTAAATGAATTGTACTTTTCTACAAGCACCTGCACCAGGCTGGAGTTTAGCTCTAGTGATGGCACCATTTGGGATACCTTCTGATGTAACCTTCTTATAACTTGCGTAACTTGCCATTTGGTTCTTTCTCCAATAATATTATACAGTTAGGATACGCCAACCGTAACTATCACCTGAATATACAAGGTCAAACGCCGCACCTTCTGAGTTAACAGTCATGTTCGAACTATCACCTTGGATAAGTTTTCCGTTTCTACCAACTGTAAGGTTATTACTATCAAATGTTTTTCTTAGATCGAAAAATCTTACAACATCTCCTACTGCTGGTGAACCAGGTAGGTTAATAGTAAAGCCTCCACCATTAGTATCAACAAACAACTGTTCTCCAGATGCCGCTGTATACGTTGTTGTGACTGTTTTAGCATTTAGAACACCAACGGGTATCCAAGCTGTTCCGTTATAAAGTTCTAACACATTTACTTGTGTGTTATATCTTATTGAACCTGCTCCTGCGTTTGCTGTTCTTTGTGCCGTGTTCCCAAAAGGTATAGTTAAACCTGGTGAACCTAGTGAAATTCGTCTTCCCATTTTTTTTCCTATCCTTTAACTTGCCGGTACTGCTGTCTCGATACCCATTACTACACAACTTACGCTGGTAGCTGAAGATCGAGCGACAATGATTTTAGTAGCTTGTGCAACGATACCAGTTCTTTCTAATACACCGTTTGGTCCTAAAGATACATCGTACTCTAGATATTCTGCCGCTGTTGGTGTACCAGAGCCTGCTACAGCTAATCTAATATTTGCTGTACTAGCACCC